ACTTAAAGTCGCTGAACTTGTATATAAAGCTAAGTTAAAAGTGTTTCCAGACGATGCTGTAAAGTTATGTACTGCTGTTAAAACTTCTGTTTTAAAACTGTTACATACTGCCGATGTTATTGCCATAATATTTTTCTCCTAATTTTACTGAGGCGCTGACTCGATTGGAATTCTTATTGTACCATCCGTGTAATCGTCTCGTCTTCGTCTTCCAATTTGCATTGCTGCAAACTTTTGTAGTTCAGTTTTATATCTATTTTCATACAGTGTCAACATATCAGTTGGACCTTTTAAAAACATAAATGCTTCTATTAAACATGCATATAATAGACCCTGTGGAAAGTAATTACTTAAATAAGTATTAGAATTACCATCACTACCAGAACCTAATCCTGTAGGCATTGCGTTATAATGTATAATATATTTGTAATTAGCATCAGGTGTTGGAGCCACATATATAGCACCAGATGTAGCTGTGTTGGCTCCTGTTGTAGCACCACCATACATAGAATAGTATTTAGGTAGACCTTCTACATCCTGTCCTGTAGAACCACCAGAAGGACCTGTAGCTTCTCCAACATATTCAGTTATAAAAGTTTGATCACGTCTTTCTAACCAAAAACCTTGTTCTGTAACTGCTGTTGTAGAATTAAAAACTTGAACTCCTCTAACAAATAATGTTTTTGTAGGAACTGTAATACTATTAAAACCTTGTGAAAATTGTGCTTCTGCTTGAACTCTGTCTGAGTCCATAGGAACATCTAAATTAATTCTGTGTTGAGCAGCCATAATAAAACCATCAACAATAGTTTCTGTAAATACATTAGCATCTACTTCAGTATAATCTCTTATAGCTGTTACTAATGTTGAATATGAATATGTTGATACACCTGCCATAATTAACCTCTATCATTTACGGGTCCAATTGTACACTGAAAACCGCCTCCTGTTGCTGTGCTTGTAGCATTAGATACTAAAGGCACAGTTAATGAATTATATAATGTTTCTGTTTGAGATGTTTTAGGACCCACAATTACTGTTGTTCCAACAGCTGTTGCTAAATAAGATCCGTATACTTTTGCTCCACTAGCGTGTGTTCCTGCAGTTGTAGCTGGAGGAGTAGCTCCTCTATAAGGGGCTGCCGTTCCTCTAGTGCATCCTGTTAAATCATTAGTTGATTTTCCTGTGTATTGAATAGTTTCATTTTCATAAGCTCCAGATGTACTATTTACTTTTTCAATTACAATGTATCCTGATGTTGGAAATTCTGATGCATCAGTTAAAGTAATTGTTGTATCCGAAGCAGTAAGTGTTTCATTTAAAGTTGTAGCTAATTCAAATGTAGATACCACAACGCCTCCAACATTTTGTTTAACAGCTTGAAATCTTACATAAGAAGTTCCTGCGTTTAAACCATTGTTTGGAAAAGATACACTTAAAGTTGTTGATGCAGCGGTAGTTGTAAAAGGATTTTCTGGTAAAATATCTTGTACTGCAAATTCTGTTCTTGCAGGTCTTGCGTGTAATAAAGCTTGTGGATCTGCGCCTACTGGATGTGGTTTTAATTGTGGTTGCTTAGGTTCAAATTCAGAAATATGTACCCACGCACCTGTCCATTCTTTAACCATTTCTCTATATGGAAAAGCTGCACCTGATCTATCAGAGATTGCTAATGCTCTACTACCTTTTGCAAATCTAGCCATTATATATTTGGATAGTATGTCTTCGGAGTAATGTATGTGCTAGCTGGAGAACCATCTTCTGATAATGCTCTTGATAACTCATCCTCGTACAACAACTTCATCTCCTGTGTTCTTTGTGGTGCAAACTTCATAGATAAGTAATATGATAATCCTGAAACCATACATGGTACAAATCTATAAGGTGCATCACTTGAGTTAGTATATGCTCCTGCATCTTGAATTCTTTTTACAAAGTAAACACTTAAATAATTTGATGCAGCAGTTGAGTTAGGTAAAGGATAAATAGTTAGTGTAACTTTATCTATAAATCTTTGTACCCAATATTGTGAAGGGGTTCCATTAGATGCTTTGTTTGCTGTTGCAGCATAGGCATCTCTTGCAACTTTAGTTAGACCTGTGTCTGACTGAGAAGTTGTATTATAATTTTGTCTATAAGAAACATTTAAAATATCTGAGATACCATAAACATTTGTTGTTGGCACAGTTGTTGCTTGTGGTGATGCAGCTGCGGCTGCAGCACTGTCTACTGAATTTCTGTAAAAAGTATATGTACCTGAACCTTCATCAGTTGCATTTACATTTGTAGTAGAACCTACAACTAAATTAATATTAGTATTTCCTACTTCCCAAAAATGTATTCCTCTATTACCCCATTCTTGAAAAAGAATATTTAAAGATCTTCTAGCAGTTTTTATTTGATGTCCTGCCGTCCCAACTAAACCAAGACGTTCATACGCATCTTGAATGATTTCATCTATTGAGAAATCCTGATCAAATGCATATGATGAGGAAGTAGTATTCGCCATTGGCTAATCCTCTAAAATGTTCCGACTATATAGAAAAAGTCTACGTTAGTTAAATCTGCATATATTCCAGTGTCAGCATAAATACCTGCTCCTGGTAAATTAAATTCCATAATTTCATTAGCTGCTGTACCAAACTTACCATGAAAAATTAATTTAGAAGCAGTTACACCACTTCCTATTTCATTATAAAGTTTAATTTCACCATCAGCTGCACTTGATTGAGCAAACACAGTCATAATATTTGCTTTAGTAATATTGGCTGCTGAACCACCTACTAATGCCTGTACTTGTCCATCCGCTGCTAGAATTACTGATTGTCTAACTTTTGATGTTATTGACATAATTTTCTCCTTAAATTTTGTAGAGGCCCCGAAGGGCCCCATTAATTATTTATTATGCTAGATTATTATTTTGTTGATACAAAACAGTAGCTCTAATTTCACCATCTGTAGTAGCACCAGTACTAGTCCACGTCAGTTTTAGGTCTGCAGTTCCTGTATCAGCCCAAGCTAATGCACCACCAGCTTCTGTTGTTGGATATGCTCGTCCAACTCCTGAAGCGATTGTCACTGAATATGAGTTAAGCAAAGACGTGGTCCCACCGACTGTATCTCCAATACTGAAAACACATGTAGCACCAGCCATTACTGTAGGCTTGTCAAGTACTATATCAATGATTTGTGAGTTAGCTGGAATAACGACAGTAGTTGTATTTGCAGAAGAAGCTCCACTATCAAGTGTAGCGCCCGTTGAAAATGTCTGTGCCATTACCACTTGTCCTGTGTTTTTAACATTTGAACCAAGTGTAGTTCCAGTAGTATTTTTTATCGTTCCCGCTTTTATCGGACCCGAAAATGTAGTTGTTGCCATAATATTCCTCCTAGAATATTTAAATGTAGTCCCTAGAGAATGTCGACTATACGCGTCTACATTTAAGTTTTATTATTAATTGTATAGTGGGTAATTTATATATTAGTTTTGAGTAGAGTGCAAGAGAGCCTATAAAGAAAGTGCGATTTCAGCGATGTAGCTTTTATCCTAAGTAGCTACAGAAACTTGTGGAGCAGCGTCTTCAACGCTATTTTGCTTGTAAGCAACTTCAGCTTCAGCCAGTTTGATCTCAGTAATGACTTCTTTAATTTTGTCATCGATCCTGACCATTTCAAGAGTATACTTATCATTAGATAGATGCTCCTGTTCCCACTTCAACTCCAAGGACCTTTTTGCTTTGTATAGGTCTTGTATCATCAACAACCTCCTCATAGGTTATTCTGTTTACTTGATTATCATATGATATACCAAGATATTCCCAATTTATACTCTTTTCTCCCAACTTGTCAAGGATAGATTTTTCAAGAGAAATAGCATTATCTTCCGACAAAACATTAAATTTTGCGTAATGATCGTATGCCCAAATTGTAATGGTGAATAGTTTCATGGTTTTTTCTTTCTATTTACTAAATGTGGCCGAACTATGTCCGGCCACAAAATTGTTTAGTATTGCTTACGCACCTTCGCAACCGAAGATACCTCTAAAGTCAGATGCGCCAAAAGCGTATCTTTCTCTAGCTTTGTATCTAACGTTGCCAGTATCGAAGTCCCCTTCCATTGAAGTTGTCAATGGAGTTCTGTTGAACATCTTCATACCATTTGGAACGTCCGTAATAATGTACCAAGAATCAGCATCAGTTAAAAAGTTATTAACTCTATAACCTTGTGGGATCATTCCCATGCTGTTGATTGCATTGATGTCATTATCAGCAGTCTGAGTTCTACCTTGAGATTTCATCAATCTCTCAGCGTTGAACTGATTCGCAGAAGGAATTATCATTTTAACTCCTTTAGCTGCGATTCTTAAACCTCTTTCATCAGACATAGCTGCGATATCAATCAAAGCTTGTTCTAATGAAGTTTCGTTTAAGTCTGCTTGCGTAGTTAAAGTATTACTTACAGTACCAGCGATAGTCGGGTGACTAGTTGATAGTAAGTTTACTGCATCACCTGTTTGAAAAGCAGTTGCCGCGGCTACGCCGGGTAAACCATTATTCAAAGGTGCTGCACCTTTAACTTCTTTTGCATTGGACATAGATCTTGCAAGAGCTTTTGTGTATCTAGAAGAAAGTCTGTCATAAAGGTTGTCCTCTATTGCTTCTTCTGTGATAGCGAAAGCTAAAGCGATCGTTTCCATTGTGTATCTAGCAGTGTAAGTTTCTTGCGCGTCGTCGTACGCAATTCCTTGACCTTCTGCTTTTACGTCTGCGTTTGCAAAACCACTTAACATTACTTCCTCTTCGAAAGCTCTGTCAGATGATTCTGATGTATAAATCTCAGCATGCTGATTTTCATACCTTTTGTACTCCAGCCCAAATAGTGCATTTAGGCCTGGTTCTAGTTCTTTAACTAGCTGTGCTCGTGATATTGCCATGATATGCTCCTATTATGCCATAGTTACGCCGTTGTCATACTGGTTAAGATTCTGAACAAAAACAACAGAGCAATTTGCTACTGTAATGTCTTGGTTTTCAGGATCTTCTGCTATTCTTACAGTTCTCCAAGTATTCGCTGTGGCGTGACCACCTGCTAACAACATTTTGTTTGTAGACTGACCACTAGTTGTTGAACCAGTAGTAGACGCGAAACCGAAAGTAGCTCCCATATTTGCTATAGGTATAGCTGTGTCAATCATACCAACATAAAGTTGGTGAGGATTGTCGATTACAAACGCTGTGATGTTTTCAGAGTTGGCTGGAGTAACCTGTGAATAGTAGTTCGACCACGTCGGCTTCTGTGTAGTTGCCGCGTTGTAGAACACACCATTTAAAACACCAATACAAGTATTAGTGATAGCTGCCTGTGCTGTAATTATATATCCGCCAGACTGTTTAACAGCCGTACCTTGATATAATGACGTAGCATAGTTAGCTTGGATGTAGTACTTACCTTGACCGCCAGTAGCTGGTGTTGAACCAAGCGTACCTTGAGCAATAAGACCAAATCCAGTTGTGTTTCTATTTGCCATAGTTTACTCCTTATGAACCTGCCGTCGTGAAACGGCCTCCAGTTCGGTTAATTTATTCCGATAGTTTAAGAAT